CAGAAGTGATTATGACCGTACTTCACGCAGGTGGTAAATTTGATGATAACTCTTATAAAGTATCGGGTGGTTTGCACGGTGTAGGCGTTTCGGTTGTAAATGCACTTTCTTCAAAATTACAGCTTACGATTCGCCGTGAAGGTCACGTTCACGAACAATTTTATAGCTTAGGCGAACCTGATGCGCCTCTTGCGGTAATTGGTGAAACAGACAAAACAGGCACCATGGTTCGTTTCTGGCCAAGTTTCGATATCTTCAAAAACAAAACTGAATTTGAATACAAAATTCTTTCTAAACGTTTACGCGAGCTTTCATTCTTAAACTCTGGCGTGTCTATTCGCTTAATTGATGAACGCGAGGGCAAAGAAGAACACTTCCACTACGAAGGTGGTATTAAAGCCTATGTGGAATATTTGAACGAAGGCAAAACGTCTATTCACAAAACGCCATTTTATATCTCAACTGAAAAAGATGATATTGGTGTAGAAATTTCTCTTCAATGGAACGACTCCTACAACGAGAATGTTTACTGCTTTACCAACAACATTCCACAACGTGATGGTGGTACACACTTAGCGGGCTTCCGTGGTGCGTTAACACGCGCATTAAAAAACTACATGGATAACAGCGGCGTGTTGAAAAAAGCAGATGCCAATATTGATGCCTCTGGTGATGATGCACGTGAAGGTTTGGTTGCCGTTATCTCTGTAAAAGTGCCAGATCCAAAATTCTCTTCACAAACAAAAGATAAATTAGTTTCATCCGAAGTGCGCTCTGCGGTTGAAAGCTCAATGTATGAAGCATTAACAGATTACTTAAACGAAAACCCAGATGATGCGAAAAACATTGTAGGTAAAATCGTGGAGGCAGCTCGTGCACGTGAAGCAGCTCGTAAAGCACGTGAATTAACACGCCGCAAAAGTGCAACCGATTTAGGTGGTTTACCCGGTAAACTTGCTGACTGCCAAGAAAAAGATCCAGCGCATTCAGAACTTTACTTGGTGGAAGGGGACTCCGCGGGTGGTTCTGCAAAACAAGGGCGTGACCGTAAAAACCAAGCCATTTTGCCTCTGAAAGGTAAAATCCTTAACGTAGAAAAAGCCCGTTTTGACAAAATGCTCTCTTCACAAGAAGTTGCAACCTTAATTACTGCGCTTGGCACAGGGATTGGTCGTGAAGATTACAATGTTGAAAAATTACGTTATCACAAAATCATTATTATGACCGATGCGGACGTGGATGGTGCTCACATTCGTACACTCTTATTGACGTTCTTCTATCGTCAAATGCCAGAGCTTATCGAAAACGGCTACATCTACATTGCTCAACCGCCGCTTTACAAAGTGAAAAAAGGTAAGCAAGAACGCTATATTCAAGATAACGATGAAATGATGCAATATGAAATTGATATTGCACTTGAAGATGCACGCTTATTTGTAAGCCAAGATGCACCTGCATTAAGTGGTATAGCACTTGAAAAATTAATTTCACATTACAACCAAGTGCAAAAACTCCTTAACCGCTTAACACATCGTTTTCCGTTAGCAATTCTAAATGAATTGATCTATAGCCCAGCGCTTTCAACTGAATTTGCAAAAGAGAAAGCAAACATTACCGCTTGGAACGAGCAATTTATTAATCAATTGATGGCAAAAGAAGTGGATGGTAGTTTTTATCGCACAAACGTGTTCTTCAACACCGAACGCCATATTTATGAGCCTGAAATCATTGTTACCACACACGGTATGGACACCACCTACCGTTTAGATTTCAACTTTATGACCAGCAATGAGTATGCCCGTATTGTGGAATTGATGCTTGAGTTAAAAGATTTACTTACCGCAACCGCTTATGTACAACGTGGCGAACGCCAACAACCAGTAAGTAGTTTCGCTGAGGCATTAGATTGGTTAGTGAAAGAATCTCGTAAAGGCTTAACAATCCAACGCTATAAAGGATTAGGCGAGATGAATCCAGAGCAATTATGGGAAACTACAATGGATCCTGTTGCGCGAAAAATGCTTCAAGTAACAATTACTGATGCCATTGCCGCGGATAAACTTTTCAGTACGCTAATGGGTGATGAAGTTGAACCTCGCCGAGAATTCATCGAAATGAATGCGTTGCGAGCAAACTTAGACGTTAGAAGAAAAAAAAAAAAAAAAAAAAAAAAAAAAAAAAAAATAAAAAAAAAAAGAATGGGTCCTTTTGCCTATTATGCTAAGAATAAAGAAACATGGTAAATCAAATCATCTTCAGCGTTATTTTTGCCATTATTAATGTAATAAAACATTTACCTTCAAAAATAAATTAAATCTGGTCTGATTACACTTCTGGAAAATAAACCTATCAACCGTTTACCATTACCCAACATTACCTTGAGCTCGCCCATTGTAACCCCTAAACTACGGGTAATCGCTTGCATCAGGGTGGGTGTTTTGGTCATCACTGAGTTATATTCTTGGGTGCGTAGCTTACCCATCAGTAACACTTGCCCGAATTGAGTAAGGGAGTTTTGTGCTTCTGCTGTGCTTGCCCCTGAAATTGAGACTGCTTTTGAGATTGTTTCCGTGACTTCTGCCATTTGGTGTTGATTGATGCCTAGCTCTTTCGCATTTTGAGCGAATGATTGATATACCGCTGATACTGCCTGTGTAGATTGTGCGGTTTTCATCGAGATATCATACACAGCAGACATCGCTTGAGCGTGTTGCAATTCAGTCTCGCTCACTAATTTAAGTTTATTACTTAATTCAGTATGAGAGTCAGCAAGTTTAATAAATTCTTTTGCAGCAGATTTTACGTGGTCAATGTTGTCAAATTGAAAATCCCATTTAGCTGCTTTATTGATATTATTTGCAGCTTTTTCGATATTGCCTAGATATGCCGTGGTTCTATCTGCGAATTGGCGTGCAGATCGTTGTGCCTTATCCATATCAACAACAAAAGTTTTTGTGAAATGTTGTGTTTGTGCTATTGATTTTGATAATCCTTGTTGGAATTGTGCGGTTTCTAATGACAAGTAAATGTTTAAAGAACCTAAAGAACTCATTTTTAATATCCTGTTGCTTGATTTTGGGGCTAAAAAACCTTATAAATTCACTAGACACAGAGGAGATAACACTATGCCTATTCTAATGATTCCAGTTTTCGCTTTTTTTTATTGGATTTCATCTTTTGATAGCCTTTCAAAAAGAATCTTTGGTCTTTTGTTTTGGGCTGATGTTATCTTTGTCTTGTATTCTGTAATACCGTTACTTGATGGGGAAAGATTGCTAATGTCTTTCCTTCTCGCAGTTCCTATCTCTGCCATAGCTTTTTATGGAGTAATAAAATTATTAGATTTCATTATTAAAATTTGTGACTATATCCTAAAAAAAACCTCCTAATGGAGGTTTTCCCATTTTATCTTTTCGCCAAATAATCCGCCACGCTATCATCTTCTTCCGCATCCTCCTCTTCTTGAGCAAAAAACGGCATAAATTCGGTGAGTTTTGGTGGCGATTTTTTCGGATCGCTATTCACGGCTGCCAATAAATAGGCAATTTGTGCTGCACGATAATCTTCGCGCCAAAGCCCGAAGGGTTGTTCTTGATAAAATAGTTGATATTCCGTCAAGTGTTCTTCGGGCATTTGTTCAATTTCTGCCAGCGTTTTTCCTAGTGCGAGCGAAAGGGTTAGTTGGAATTTTCTTCGCTCACTAAGGCTTTTGGGAGTTCTGCCGCCATTGCTTGATTAAAATCTGAAATCAATTTTGCATCGAGTTCAGATAATGCTTTCAAGTCATCTAAATTATCCGCATCAAATAACAACACACCTTTTTCATCGCATAAGCGTGAAACCATTACAGCTCTAAATCCTTGCGGTGTAAGGTTCTAGCGTATGTTGGCGTAAGAAAAAACAAGAAATAAAAAATCAGAAAAAAACTGGTTAAAAATTTTAGACAGATAAAGTTGGAGGAAGTATAGGTGAAAAGTGAAGTAAAAGAAAACAGGGTTGATTTTTCTTTGATAAGGTATTCTGCGGCAGCGATAAAGTCATCAAACACGTTTTGTTTTTGGAATTTAGTACCTGCAT